CCACTAAGATGAAAACAGGTGATAATTATGGGGTTTTAAACTAATTGCAATATTTATGGATAATAGACTAAATTTTGAAGATTTGGCAAATAAGTTATTTTGTACCTTTACTACACAAGAAAATCTCCCATTAGTTCTTGAAGACGTTAAACGCAAGTATCAAATTTTATTTAATAAGATATTTGTTCTTCATGTCCCATCAACTGAGGAGTATGTGTGTACGTATAATGTAGACTCGTTCAATGTTACGAACGACATTCTCCCTGGTACTATATTATTACATAGAAAGAAAGAAAGCAATACATTATATACAATTAATGCTTTGAATGCCCTGATTAAATCATTGAATGGTGGAATCATGGATAGTAGCTACGTTATTAATTGGAATGATTATCGCAATTGTATATTACTTACTCGTGGCGATGATTTTAAACGATTAGACACTAAAATACACCAGATAGTAAATTTAAATTAATTTTATGGAATTAGGTTTTGAAATTTATAAAGACATAAACTTTAGTCTTTATTATCCAGTGGATACATCTCATTGTTCTTTACCTTTACATCATAGTATTCCTGTTAAGGAAATATTTTATGACAAAATTTATGAAAAATATTTTCCAATTGAAGAAACAGATGTTGTTTTAGATTTAGGTAGTCACATCGGAACTTTTGCTATGAGAGCATTAGGGCAGGGGGCACAATATGTTTATTGTTTTGAACCTGAAATTACCTACTATAAAACATTAGAACGAAATTTGCTATGGTACCCTAGAGGTAAAGCAAACATCAATGCTGACTATGCAACATCAGAAACAATAATCAATTTGTTGATAAACAATCACCACAAATTTAATTTTTGGAAGATTGATATTGAGGGTTATGAATACGATATTTTAGAAGATAAAACAGTACAGTTATATTTACTTCAAAATGCTAATAAAATAGCACTTGAATTTCACATCAATGGTGATGAACAGATATCTAATCGCATTTTAAAAATTTATGAATTGTTCGAAGCAGCAGGGTGGAAAACAGTAATTACCGATGTTAATGGAATGGAATTAACAGACCATTTTCGAAATAATTACTGGTATGCTGATGTGAACAAACATGCTAAAGAATTTTATAACGAAGTCTTAGGATATCTTTGGAAACCGTAAGTTTCCTTCTTACATTTAGTAAAACATAAAATAAGTTATATGGATTTAAAAACAATCAAATCGCGTCTCAATTCGCTTCAGAAGACGAAAGGCGGCTCTAACAACAAAGAAGAGCGTGCTAAAAATTTCTGGCGTCCGACCGTAGGTAAAGCTACGATCCGCATTGTGCCGTCTAAGTTTGATAAAGCTAATCCGTTCCGTGAGGTGTATATTCACTATAACATCGGGAACAGAATGATGATTGCTTTAACTAACTTCGGTGAAAAAGACCCTATCGTTGAATTCGCAGCTCAATTGCGTAAAACAAGTGATAAGGCAAACTGGTCATTGGCCAAAAAATTAGAACCAAAACTTCGTATTTTTGCACCTGTTATTGTGCGTAATGAAGAAGACAAAGGTGTTCGCCTTTGGGAATTTGGTAAAGAAATGTATCTTGATTTGTTAAGTATGGCTGAAGATGAAGATATCGGAGACTATACTGATGTTATGGATGGTCGTGACTTTATCGTTGATACAGTTGGACCTGAAGTTACAGGTACTAAGTTTAACAAATCATCTATTCGTGTACGTACAAAAACCTCAGCATTGAGTGATGACAACGGCCAAATTAAAACTTGGTTAGCTGAACAGCCAGATGTTATGTCGTTATATAAAAAGTACGAGTTCGACGAAATGAAAAAAACTCTTCAAGAATGGTTAAACCCTGAAGCGGAAGATACCGATGAAGAAGAGGAAGCAGTAGCACCTGCTCCTTCAAAACAAACACCTGGTCTTCAGTTGAATGTTAAGAAGAAAAAAGATTTCGATGAAGAAGAATTCGACGATTTATTTAAAGACGAAGAATAATAATTATGGCAAAATCTAAAAAAGAAGAAAGTTTAACTTCATCAGTATCAAAGGCAATAAAAGGTACTTTTGATTTAGAGAAATTTAAAACCGCAAAGTTTTTATCTCAACCTGTTAAGTTTAAACCACAAACATGGATTCCTTTATCCAAAGCTTTTCAAGATACTTTGTCTATTCCTGGTATTCCGATGGGCCATATAACATTGTTACGTGGCCACTCGGATACAGGTAAAACAACAGCATTACTTGAAGCTGCCGTAGCGGCACAAAAAATGGGAGTGCTACCAGTATTCATCATCACTGAGATGAAATGGAACTGGGATCATGCTCAACAAATGGGATTTGAAATTGAACCTGTAGTTGATGAAAAAACAGGTGAAGTAGTAGACTATAAAGGATTTTTTATCTACACAGATAGAGGTGCTTTAAATACTATTGAAGATGTAGCTGCATTTATCGCTGATTTGTTACATGAACAAAAAACAGGTGCTTTGCCTTACAACTTATGTTTCTTCTGGGATTCAGTAGGATCTATTCCTTGTAGATTAAGTATTGAATCAAACAAGAACAATAATGAGTGGAATGCAGGTGCTATGTCTCAGCAATTCGGAAACTTTATTAATCAACAAGTTGTATTATCACGTAAGGAAAACCAACCATACACTAATACATTAGTTGCTGTTAACAAAATATGGGTAGCAAAACCTAATTCACCAATGGAACAACCCAAAATGAAAAATAAGGGTGGTGACACTATGTTCTTTGATTCTTCATTAGTTATTACTTTTGGTAACGTTACTAATAGTGGTACTAATAAAATTAAAGCAACTAAAAATGGTAAGGATGTAGAGTTTGCTAAACGAACTAAAATCAGTTGTGATAAAAATCATATTACTGGTGTTACAAGTAAAGGAGCTGCAATTATGACAGTTCATGGTTTTATTGAAGATGATAAAAAAGCAGTTGACGAGTATAAAAAAGCTCACTCAGCTGAATGGCTTCAAGTTCTTGGTACTAAAGACTTTGATATTGTAGAAGAAAGAGAAATGGAAGAAGATATCAGAGACATATTTGACAATGAACCAACTGAACTTGAAACAAATGAGCAATAAAGCATTTTTTAAATCCCTACTTGACAATATAAAAGAATCAAAACAAGAGCCCTTGCATTTAAACAGCAAGGTGCTCTTGATAGATTCAATGAACACCTTTTTAAGGTGTTTTACTATGATACAGCACCTTAATTATCAAGGGCATCATATAGGAGGACTTACTGGTTTTTTAAAATCAATAGGTTTTGCAATTAATCATATTAAACCAACAAGAGTTATTTTGTGCTTTGAAGGAGCAGGTAGTACTACAAATAGAAAATACCTTTATCCTGAATATAAAGCAAATAGAAAACTTATTAAAGTTACCCACTGGGATACTTTTAATAATAGAGAAGAAGAATCTGAATCAATTGAAAATCAAATTGTTAGATTAATTGATTATTTACAACAACTTCCTATTAATTTAGTTGCCATTGATAAAATAGAAGCAGACGATGTTATAGGGTATCTATCTACTCACCTGCCAGGTGAAGTAGTAATTATGTCTGCTGATAAAGACTTTTTACAATTAGTAAGTCCTAAAGTATCAGTTTATTCTCCTATTAAGAAGAAATTCTATACACCGGCTTTAGTAAAGGATGAATATAAAGTATCTGCTGCTAATTTTATTAATTATAAAATATTAACAGGAGATGATTCTGATAACTTACCAGGAGTAAAAGGTATAGGTGAAAAGAAACTATTAAAGTTATTTCCTGAATTTGTAAATGATGAAAAATATAGTTTTCAATATATGATGGAAACGGCTGAACAAAAAATTGATGAACATGCCCTATATGGTAATATAGTTAATTTTAAACATCAACTTGATATTAATAGACAACTAATGGATTTAACTAATCCAGTGTTGACTGAAGAAGCGGTTGAAGAAATTGAGGCACTAATTTCAACTTCACCCTTCAAAATGAATAGAACAGAATTTTTAAGAATGTACAACGAAGATTTCTTAGGTAACTCAATCCCTAATGTAGAATTTTGGTTATCAAATACTTTTTCGTATCTTACATCGTATAAATAAAATAAAAATATGGTTGCATTTAATAAGTTATCGCAGTACGGACTTGGTTTTCAAATTAAGGTGTTAAATTCACTACTAAAAAATAAGAAATTTATTCTTACAATTAGAGATACTATCACCCCAGATTATTTTGATAATCAAGCACACCAATGGATAGTGAAAACAACAATGGCTTATTTTGATAAGTACCATGCTACTCCTACTCTTGAAACTCTTCAAGTAGAAGTAAAAAAAATAGAAAATGATATTCTCAAAACATCTGTTATTGAGCAATTAAAAGAAGTATTTAAAACAGCAAATGATGATAATGAATATGTGGAAGAAGAATTTAGTAGCTTCTGTAAAAACCAACAACTGAAGAATGCGTTATTACAATCCGTGGATTTATTACAATCGGGAATGTATGATGATATTAGAACTATTGTTGATAATGCTTTAAAAGCAGGTCAAGATAAAAATATAGGTCACGAGTATAATAAGGATATCGAATCCCGTTATAGAGATGAAGTAAGAGAAGTAGTACCTACTCCTTGGGATTTAGTTAACGACTTACTTTGTGGTGGTTTAGGTGGGGGTGATTTTGGTTTAATATTTGGTAATCCTGGTGGTGGTAAATCTTGGACGCTAGTTGCTTTAGGGGCATGGGCTGTAAAATTAGGATATAATGTAGTTCACTATACTCTTGAATTAAGTGAAGGGTATGTTGGTAAACGTTATGATGCTTATTTTGCTAATAAAGCAGTTAATGTAATTAGTAGTTTTAGAGCAGACGTTGAAAAAGCAGTAAATGAACTACCAGGCACTCTTACAATTAAAGAATATCCCCCAGGAAAAGCAACAATAAACACTATCCAAGCACACATCCAAAAACTTATTGACTTGGATAATAAACCAGATTTGGTTATTATTGATTATGTAGATTTACTTCGTTCTAAGCGCAGTAGTAAGGAAAAAAAAGAAGAAATTGATGATATATACTTAGCTACAAAAGGTCTAGCTCGTGAATTAAATTTACCAGTATGGTCTGTATCTCAAGTAAATAGAGCAGGTGCTAAAGACGACATTATTGAAGGTGATAAAGCAGCAGGTTCATATGATAAAATGATGATTACTGATTTTGCAATATCATTATCACGTAGACGTCAAGACAAAGTAAATGGTACTGGTAGATTTCATATTATGAAAAATAGATATGGAATGGATGGTTTGACATACTTTGCTAAAATAGATACAGCTACAGGTCATATTGAAATGGATGATGAACCTATGGATGACGAAGAAGCAGATAACCCATCGTCTAAACCCCAAACACCTTTTGCTAATGGAATGGTTAACTCAGATGAAAAAAAGCATTTGAGTAATTTTCTAAAACTTAAAATGGAAGCGTAGTATATACTATATTTATGCTTATAAATCACGAAATATATGGTAAAGGTTCTTAAATTCTCGGCTGCCTGGTGCGGACCGTGTAAAATGTTATCTCCTGTTTTTGA